TTGCTGTCGGTCAAGAAGTGGTTGACCGTGAAGCCCTCGGGGATGGCACCCATCTGCTTGATAGCGTTGATGTCGTTATCAGCAGTAGCCACACGCAGTTCGGTGTCCAGCAGACGCTTGGCAACGAACATCAGTGCGGGCGGGATGACCAGCTTCTTGGGCTTGGCGGCGATCAGCAGACCACGTTCGTCCGTCCACGCAGCGATCTGAATAACGGCGGCTTCCAGGGAAGTCTCGTTCAGGTCAACCTGCGTAGAAGGCGTGTTGCTGTTGGTGCCACCGGACACCAGGGGGTGATCCGTAGCGAACAGAGCCTTGCCGTCGCCACCGGGGTAGCTAGACGAGAAGCCGTTGTTCAGCACGGAAGCAGCCTTCACCTGCTTGGTGTAAGCCATAGCACGGGCCAGAGCCTTGGTATAACGAGCAGACAGGCTGTCGTACAGGTTGTCCTCAATCGCCTCTTCGGTGATCGAGAAACCCAGGGCAATGGTTTCGTGCGTATAGCGGGTGCTCCAAGCCTCCTGCGCATTGTCATAAGCAATGGCAGAGCCTTCGTTCTTCACCGGAGCGGCGGAGAAGCCAGACAGCTTGGTTTCTTCTTCAAACGAACGCTCAGAGGTCTCCGTTTCGTAGATCTCTTTGTGTTCTTCACCGTAACGAGCGTACTCAAGACCGAACAGGGCGTTCAGGCCGGGGAGCAGCTCTTTCAGCAGTTGTGCGCGTGAAATAGCCATTTTGTATTACTCCTTCGATCAGACGCCAAGCGAGTTGAGATACTGGTGTCCGCCGGTCACAACGCTAGTCGTGGTAGCACCACCGCTAGTCGTAGAGACGATGTACGGCGCGTTGAACTTGACGATCAGTTCGCAGAAATTGCCAGACGAGTTGGCAGTGTCAGGAACCACGTCAATGATACGGATAGGCAGCGAGGCAGTGCCCGTATTGCCGTCCGTATAGACACCAACCTTGGAATCGCCAGTAACGACCGAACCGGCGTTTTGCACCAGCTCAGCGTTAGTGCCGATGACCGTGCGGCCCAGGAAGGCCGGGGTCAGACCGTTACCATCTTCAGTGGTACCAGCGACCAGAACAACCTTGAACAGTTGGTCAGGATCGTCGGCCACGAAAGCCTGGATGATGGTGCCGCTCTTGACTGCCAGACTTGCAGGGTAGTACTGCGAGAAGGTCAGTTGGCCAGTAGTGGCGCTTGTGTATTGGCAACCAAGGAACACGCCGCAAGGCGTGGCCGTAGCCTGACCAATATCCTTTTCAATGGTGCCACCAGCAACCAACTTGACAACGTCGCCATAGAAAATGCTGGTGCCGTAGCCGGTACCAGAGGTATTTGCAATGACGAGTTGACGAGTAGCTCCGGCGAACACCTGACCACCGATCAAATTGATCGGCTTCAGCCCGTAGGGGGCGTCAACGGTGGGGTAAGCCATGAAAGACTCCTAGATTAAGTACCAGATCCGAAAGTGACCTTGGACTTCTTCTCAGAGAAAAGAGGCATCCGAGGATCACTCTCACGAAGGAAGTTGTTGTCTACCGATTCCACTTGGGCACGATTTTGGCCCTCGTAGTGCTTGGTGCGTTGCTCCATGAACTCCGCAGGAATACGGCAAAGCAACAGTCCGCCCACTTCAATGCAGCCCTTAAAGCGGCCATCCGTGGAGGCGTGCATCATGAGTTCAGGATAGTCCTGCTCTTTGCAGGGTTCGTATCCCTCACGCAACTTCGAGGAGATGTTGCTCGGATCAGCAGTGCCCATCGTGGAAGTGCGGACCCAGCGGTGTTTCCACCCCGGACGCTCAGTCGGCGAAGGCAAAGTCTCAGGCGGACGCCACGCTTGCGGGCGCATCGTCGTTTCACGAGAATCCAATTCACGAGCCAGACGGCTCTGGGCTTTGGTCTGTTCCATTATCCATTCCTCTTCAGTTGTGCAACCTGTTTCGCGTACAGCTCCAAAGGAACCCCAAGACGCTTAGCGATAGCGGCCTCGGATGCCTTCAGCCTAATGCGATTAGGCGGGGTGCTACGGGTAGCCGGAGCCACAACCGGAGCGGGTTTCTGTGCACGGCTTGGAGTTTCTTCCTCAGCCGGTTCGTCATTGCTCCCGAAATACTCGGGGAATCGGCGACGCATGGTAGCGTCAACAACCTTGTAGTACTCATCAGAACCTACGTAGTTGTCACCTTTATCCTGAGCCAACCGCTGATGCAACCCGAGGGCGGAAGCGGTCATTTCAGGATCAGTGCCAAACCACGTATTAGTCTGCAACCACTGCTGGTCACGGTCGGTTACCCGAGGCGTACTACTACGTTGGACGGGTTGTACATCATTTTGCGGAGCCTGTAAAGGCCGCATATCCTGGGCTTTCTCCAGCTTCCAGGTAGCTTTTGCGACTTCAGCCTGGGCGTCTGCCAAGGCGTCAGAATCGCCTGCCTCGTAGGCTTCCTTATATTTCTTCTTGGCAGTTTCCAACTCAAGCTGGGCAGAGTTCTGAGACTGCTCTACAAGAACCCTAGAGCTAGCGGCCATATGCTGCTGCAAACGGCGGTTCTCTTCAATAACTTGACGGGCGTAGGCTTCAGCCGCCTCGCGTTCGCGCAGCGCCTGCTCCTTGGCCCTACGCTCATCGTGATAACCCTTAGTGAACTTCTTGATTCGTGCTTGTACTTTTTCGTCGTACGAAGCAAGTTCATCCTCAGACGGCTCATCAGGCGGCGCGACAGCGGGTTTGCGGCCACGATCCTCGGGAGGAGTGTCGTCCTCGATCTCAATCTCAAAGTCGTCGGACGCCGCCTCTACAGCGGTCTCCTTGGACTCCCGAGCTTCCTTCTCGTCCGGGAACTCGAACTTGTCTTCTTCAAACTTGTTTTGCGCCATGCTGATCTCCTTAGGCAGCGCGAGTGATACCGCGCGGATCTTCAACAACGGCCTCGACCGAATCATCGTTGATGATGCGGAACTCACGACCGTGGATCTTCAGGCGGGTGCCTGAATTGGGGCGAACGATGACAAAGTCACCGGTCTTGCACGACGGTCCACTGGGGAACCGGGTTTTGTCTGCGTATGCGTCTGGGCCCATCTTCACTACGAATAGGACGGGAGTAAGCACCTCCTCGTAGTACATGGTCTTGTCGGACTTAACCAGTCCAACTTCGCTGTCGGCATACTCTTCCATCGCATCTGGGACAACGCACAGAAGGTGGAATGTCTTGGGGTCAGGCAGTTGCTTAGCCTTGTCCTCAGACGGTTTGTTCAGCAACGGGGCCAGATCTACGGCTCCCGCGAAATCAGTCATCATGCGATTGCTCCAATCGTTGCACGAGGTCGTTAATGATTGCTTCTGCGAGGCTCAGACCCCGGATGATCCCGCAGACGTTTCGATACTCGTCAAAGTTAATAGCTCTACCAGCGCCTAGAAAGGCGATGTTGTCGCTACGCATCTTGTCGATTTCCTTGACCACGTGGGCCAAGAGCTTCATGTCGTTCAACGTTTCTCCTTCTTAGGTTGTTGCTGTGCTTGGCGTTGTGCGCTTTGCACGGCCATTTGGGCACGGTGCTTGGCGATGTCTGCGCCGAGCTTGGCCCCGTCAATAAGCTGCTGTTTCTGCAACTTATCCTTTGCAGCGGCTGCTGTAGCCGCGACTTGCATGGCAGCGATCTCTTTCTGAGCCTCGATCCGAGCCTTCTCGATTTCGAGCTGGTCGGCTTTAGCGGCTGCTTCGATCTGCTGCTTCTGTGCCTTAAGTTGGAGATCCTGTTGCTTGAGCTGAAGCTCTTGCATCTGCATTTGGACGATGGGATCTTGCGCCTGCTGTTGAGCTTGCTGTTGTGCAGCGGCAGCTTGGCTTTGTTGAGCGAGCATCATTGAGGCTTGGGCAGCAAGTTGTGCAACTTGTGCAGCCACCTCGGGAGCCATGTTCTCGGACTGCTCCTTAGTCGGCAGCATGAGGCCGATCTGCTTCTCGACCTCCTTGCGGTACTGGAACGCCAAGTGCTCGTTGATGTGGGCCATAGCAGCAGCCATGATCTGCTGGCCCATCGGCGTGTTCTGCACCATACCCATGATGGACGGGTTCTGGAGCATCGACATGTGGGTGGCGATGTGCGCTGCGTGGTCCTGCTCGATGAACGCCTTGACCGGCTTGACGCGCAGGATGTTCTGGTTCTCCTGCACAGGGTCCACTGGCTTCTGGTCGTCCTCGATGGGCACCAGCTTGGCA